GCGACCAATCAGTCGCCCCCAAAGGTTCGCAAAAATTGCAGACATCCTTATTTTCTCCGCATCTGGGCGCGCCGACCGATATCTTCCAGCCGAGAAACGTGCGCGCTTACAGTGTCGCCATTCTGATCTTCGACATATGTAACCTGCGATTGGTCCCCTCCGGGGTACGCAAGGCCACGTTCCTCGAATTCATCCCGCTCACGAGCCCGCTGATCCAAGATTTCGCGATAGTCCGCACCCTGTTCGGCGGCTTCGGTTTGCAATGTCGATAGGTTGTTTTCCATGCGGATTTGAGAAGCATTTGCCTCTTTAACCGGATCAACCCATCCACGACCGGGACCGATCCAGCTTCCACGACACCAAGCTGCCGGATTTTCCCAGAATGAAGGGGCGCCAGCAGGCAGATCAATCTTGCCCTTGCTGATATGTTCCTCCAGCCAAAGCGCAAAAATGGGCGTCGCAAAACCATTTGCGAAGTGACCGCGCCGTGTCGTGAGGAACTTCCAAGACTTCAGCATCGCTGCGCGGGCTGACGAATAGTTCGTTCCTGACCAATCGTTGGCAAACTCTTCATAAGACTGACCAAGCGCGGTCGCCGCATGCCGCAAGGCATTGGAAATGAAAACTTGAAAGGCCGCATTATCACGGTTGCCATGATTGAAATTGAAGCTTTCACCAGCGAACAGGCGATGAACCTTTGCCCCACCAAACAGGACCGGGTTGCTTTCAGCGAACTCAGCGCGCTCTCTCTGATAACGCGAAATCGCATCCTCATCTTCGGTCACTTCATCCATGATCGTCTTGTCGAACGGACTTTCGATGAATGCCGCAAAAATTGCGTTGATCAGCGCCGCCTCTTGCTCCGAACGCTCGTAGTCGTCCGCAACTTTCAACTTTTCGATAGCGGGGCCAAGCAAACCACGTCCCCGGGTTTGACCAGCCTGTTCCATTTCGAAGAAGTGCAGCACCCGGGCGCGCCCCCACTTGGTCCGCGCATTTACCCGAACCCAGTTTTGGTTTTTGATCGCCCAAGGGTCATTCGGATGCCGACTACGGAAGTGATAGGCAACAGGCGCACCAAATCCATTGATCTCGACACCGTTACGCAATTCTTCCGTGTTGAATTTACCAAACGGATTTGACAGTCGATCCGGGTCCACCACCTGAATGGCTGTTGAATAAGTGACTGGCCGCTTGGGTAGCCACTGCGCAAGTGCAACTGCGTCCCCTTCTCCCATCCGATGGCGAAAGCCCAGCCCTAGAATTCCGGCCAAGTTCAAACGACCGCCCGCATCAAGAGGACGGCGAGGGTCATTGGCATAGTTGTGAAAAGCATTTTCCGTCTGAGCAACCCATTCCTTGGCCCAATCTCGGTCCAACCCCAGCGACTGCAGGTCAGGGTTCCAGTTAAATCGAAAGTTCGCGCCAATCGCTTCATCGACTTGGCGCTGCACTGCGCCTGACAACCAACCGTTTCGATCAACCAGATCACGAACACGAGCCACCATACGGTCACGACCAGACGAGAACCGATCATCGGCAGCACGCAGTCGTGGAGACCATCCAGCAAGTGTCCCGCCAACTGATCCGAAACCACCGGATCGAGGCGCAACAAACGAAGATGCCGATTTCTTCATCGGCAAACCGTCCGCCCCAAGAATTGTGATCGGATTGCTCATCTTCGACCTACCAGATACCCGCGCGACACAATACCCAAGGCGATCTTCAGTTCATTGATACGACGATCGATCAGTTCTATTTGCTTGACGCGATCGCCAAACTGAACTGATCGACCATTATTTCCGACGCCGCTAATCCAATCGTCGGTCATGATTTGCGACCGACGGCCTAGAAGCTGATCAAGCTCGGATTTCATTTCTTCTTTTGTCGCCATTGATCAGCTCGCATATTTTAGCGCGCGACGCCTAGCCGGTGAAATGCCAGCAGGCCCAGATTTATTGATTGTCGCGGGCTGGGTTTGCAGGGGAGCAGGCGCGGGATTGGAATTGGTTTTGAGCAGCAAATCCTCAATATCCAACTGCCCAGTAACCGGCCTGATCTCGCGCTCTTGCAGCAATCTTTCCCAAGTCTCAGGCGGCATGTCGCGCCACCCCTTGGTGATTGCAGCGGCTTCACCATAAATTGCCGTGTCTAGAACCTCGTTGCGAACACCGTCCGACTTTACCCAGACGTATTCTGGCGGCGCACCGAGGGTTTTGGACCGCTTTGCAACGCGTTTTTCGGACGTGTATTGCTCAAACCATTCATCCTCAAAACCGCTGGCAAGCGCAACATACCCGCGCTGCAACGGGTCGGACTTTTCCAAGTTCCGATAAAGCGAGAGTTTAAATTTGCTGACACAAAGATTGTAAAAAGGCCGACCGCGACGCTTTTTCTTGCGCCCGCGACGGTCCCTTTCGTCTTTGATTTCCGCTATCAAAGGGGCGGTTTCACCCTTCCGACCACGAATAACCATTACCTTTGTGCGAGAGTGACTTTTGGCCCAATCAAACACGTCCTCGGTGTATGCGTTGCCATCAATCGCCATCATATCGACAGCTATTCTGTTGCCCGCAGCATTAGGCCAGGTCGACTTGATCAACTCATCAAGTCTTTTGCGCGTTTCCTCTTCGCCGATGAAGCCATCCACTTTGCCGTAATCGACCGTCGCCTTCTTCAGATCGGGTCCAAATGCCTGCAGGTGCCATTCGAGGCGATCACCTTGAACGTCGACCCCAAGCGTAAGAAGCGGGAAACCCCAAGGGATTATCCCACGGCGATGACCGGTGGCATCTGCGCGCTTTTTCAGTTCATCAAATGGCGGCGCTTCGCCTTGTACTTCATAAGGCAGACCAAGCGCATCATTGAAGAAAGTCTTTTCCGAATCTGGATCACCTGCCGACCTTATCCATTCCTCGGCGATGCGTTGCCAAGCCATCAAAGGAGCGTATGCGGACCAAAGATGAAAGCTTCGGTGCGACGCTTTCCTCTCAGGACGATCCGCCACCCATTTGCCACGCTTGACCATTTCCCGACGGTGGCGCTGTTCAATTACGCAACCTTCGCAAGGACAGATGAAGTGAGACTTCGCCGGGTTTTCAAAATCGACAACGAAGTTTTCCCATTCAAGTGAATGATAATTGCCACAGCCCGGACAAGGAACGTGGAATTTCTCCTGCGATCCTGCCCGATAGTTCCGAGTGATGCGGCACCCCGGCCAAACCAAAGCCGTCGAATTCTTGAAGATTTTCGCGTCTTCGAACGCCTGTGATCGAGAACTTGCTAAAACTTCCGGATCACCCGCGACCGGGTCGTTTTCCCACTTGGCAAGATCGTCCTGCACTTGTCTTTTCATAGAAATCATGGACAGGCTGGCAGAAGATGATGCGCCAGATACCTGAATACCACCACGCATATCGCGGCGCTCGATGTAATCCCATGAGCCTTCATTGCGACCGTAGGAAAACTCCTTCATGGCTGCGGGCATTTTCATGATCATTGGACGGAGTTTTGTCTTGGCCCAACGTGACGCGTTACCTTCTGTAGGGTGAACGTAAAGAAAGAACCCCGGGTCCTGTAGGGAAGTGCCAAGCATGAAAGCTTGCGCAACAATGGTTCCGCCGATCTGGGCGGATTTACGAAGCGTAACAATGCGGCAAGGATCTTCCGGTCCAAGGGCGCTTAGAATTTCAGAAAAGAACGGAAACAGATCGCCATTCCAAGGCCCGGGGAAAGGGCTGTCAGACCCAAACGAAATATTGTCCGCCGCCCACTTGTTCAAATCCACAGGCGGCGCAGGCACAAGGATGGTTGCCAAAGTATCGGCAATCAAATGATCAGGGTTTCGTAGTAGAATTGCCATCGCGTTTCCATTCAGACCGCGCTGGCGTCGTCCTCGCTGTCGATCGCTTCCTCGTCATAATCGGGAAGCTCGTTCTGCAGCTCGCGGCTATGCCGTGCCAACTTCTCGCGCGTGCCTCGAAACAGGTTCCTGAGTTTGTGTTTGAGTTCCTTGACCGAACCGCCAGTTTCCGCAGACAATTCCTCGGCCCAATGTGCTAGGTCCGCTTCAAACCCATCAATCATTGAACCCACATGTCGTGAAACCGTCGACCGGATCACATCGGACCTGACGTAAACGCCCTTCTTTTCACGGCGCTTTTCTTCCAAGTCCTCATTTTCATGCTGAATTTTCCGCAGAC